TCAGGAGATGCATAAGGTTCCAAAGATGCGATAGATGGTTGTGCAGGGTTTAACTTTTCACTGACCCATTCACGCCATCTAGGAACTTGCTTTGTTTCAGCCACTTATTTTTTCCTTTTGTATCTCTAACCAGTTTCTAATTTTAGGAACTAGATGATTCAAATAATTTTGCCCATAAACAGTATGTAATTGCTTGTGGTGTGAAGAACAAAGAGTTATTAAGTGCTCATTACTTAAAGAATCTGCGCAATCTTTTGCAAAAGTTTCTCTAAGATTTTTAATTTGTTCAACACCCTCAATATGTTTTATCTTGTGTTTTGCCAACCAGCTGCTCCATAGCTGTGACAAACTATATAAATGATGTAATTCTAGATTCTTATCTACACCACAAATATAACACTGATCTCGTAATTTATAGTCTTTTTTTATGTAATCCCGAATATATTTTACCGGAAATCTTTTTAATGTATTCATAATATCTACTTTCAATTATTCTGTCCAACCAATATTTCTAAACTTTTGCACTACATCCCATCGCATAGAAAAATGCTCTGGATGCTTATTTAATCCTACATCACCTTCTGGTAAAAACAAAAATTTTTCAGTAGTAACTCGTAATGGTTTTTTTAGTTGCTTTTTAGCTAAATACGAAATAATGATATCATCTCCTCTTTCTGGATAACCTATTTTCTCAATTTGTTTAGATAGAGAATTTAAAAGTGTTTGTTTAATTAAAATACACGATCCTACTAAAAAGTCAACCTCTTGCTCTTTCCAAATATCTTCTAATTGTAAATAATTATTGGCTTTTTGTACACCAGTTTTACCATAGATACCGGTAATTTCTTCTTTAGACGTAAGTAATCGTTTAATTAAATCAAAAGAAGGTAAAATATCATCATCAATAATTAACTTATATTCTTCTTTATATTCAAAACAACGAACCCAGCGCTCCATGCAATAATAATTACGATCATTATTAATAACATCAACACCTTTTCCAATATATGGAAACGGATGGTTATAGTTATTATTAATTACCGTTATAGGAAAATATTGTTTAAAACTACCTATTATTTTAGATACATTTTCAGGTCTAGAGTGGTTTAAAACTACAAGTCTAAGCATAAATTGAAATATTACTCATTTTTTGGTGAGTATAAATAGCATACCGAACAGCATCACACGGATGAGATGCCCAATCATGAACAGGTTTTGGTTTTTCTGTGTTTGGATTCCATTTATAAGCACTCATAGCAGCAAAAGTATGCATGGCACCGCCTTCATCAAATAATAAACGATCTTGTTCTACTAGTACTTGAATAGAGTTTATACCATCATTTACAGATTTAATTGCGTTTTCGCAATAAATATCGTAATCATAAGCAAAGTCTGCTTTTACTTGTTGTGCAGCAGAATCAATATAAATATTATCAATTCCCCAATCATCTATTTTTTCTCTAATTGCTTCTGCTAAGTCAGAAGTTGTTGTTTCTTTAGAAATAAACTCATCCAAAACATAGTACTTATCTCCATCAGTGCCAATAACTACAAATACATTCTCATCTCTGTATCCTACGTCAAGACCTCCAATAACTTCAACAAATCGTTCTCCTATAAATTCACCGATGTGTCTAGCTTCGTCAAGTCCTTCGTAAACTTGGTCTTCTGTAGTTGTCCACTCACATTCGTATTCTTGAGCAAACATTGCGCGAGACATAGCTTTCCGGGCTTCATTAACATCATGTTCTGATAGCAACGGGTTAGCTTTCCAAGTAAAATGACCTGCTCCCCATTCAGGAAATTCAGGGTCTTCTCCGCGTAAAAAATACGTATACAAATAGTTACTTTTACCACGCGGCGTAGAAATCCATAAACAACGAGAATCTTGGAAAGTAGAAAGGGCAGGGCGTAAATCACGAATAAAATACTCATCATTAGGAATAACGGCTGCTTCATCTACGATTAGTAGATTAGCGGCACGCCCAATAAGAGAATCACGATTATTAGCGCTTAGTAGTCTAAAAACAGAACCATTAATTAAACGAACAACTTTATCCTTCTGATTGAACTTTTCTACTTCAAGTTCAAGTTGTTTAATTAAATCTGTAACATAGTCCCAAATAATAGAAGAAAGAGAAAAGTTAGGAGCAACTACCATTACCTGCTGACCTGGTTCAAGTAGTTTAGCAAATGCTAAAATAGCGGCGGCATAAGATTTGCCGGTGCGTCGAGCAGCTATTTCTACAAAAAAACGATTTTCATCTAATCCTTGAACCATTGCCCACTGAGCCTCATTAAACTGAATTGGTTTAGGAAGACGCTCTAATAATTTTTGGATTTTTATTTTAAAAAATTTTTCAGACATTATTTGGGTAGCATCTGGATAACAGAGTAAATAAACGCAGTAATACCTGCAACAACACCCCCTAGCCAAAGAGTAGTTCTAAAAGCCGTGCTACCTTGTGTAGCCATAGTATTGAGACTATTTATTTTTTTATGGATATGATTTATTTCTTCATCTAAATGTTCTAGAACACTAATAATATGTGCATAGCGTTGCTCACACGAAGCTTCGTGTGTTGCGATTTTTGTTTTGTTATCTTGAGACCGTTCATGTAAAGTATCTAACTCTTTTTGAATCTGATCTAATTCTCGATTCTCCAACAGATAGCTCCTTTATATTTTAATTATAAAATTCATTACAGAAGAAGGAACCGTTAAACCGTGTGTGTGGCCTGATGCAGTAACAGAAGTAACCGCCGATGCTTGAGAAGAATCTTTTGCAGAGGTAGCAAAAGTACCTGTAGGAGCAGAAATTGCTGCAGTACCTGATGCTGTAGTTAGGGCAGAAGACGCGGCAAAAGAACCAGTTTGTGCTCCGAGAGTAGCGTTATTAGTGCCTTTTCCTAAAATCACTCTATCTTGTGAATCTGGTAAATCAAAAGTAGTAGAGCCGTCTCCTACACCAAAAGCGGTTCCAACAACAGCAAAAAGAGCTGCATAAGTAGTTCTACTAACTGCAGAACCATCACATAATAAATATCCTGCAGGAGCTGAAGAACCAACATAAGGCACTACTGCACCGATAGGAACAGAAATAACCCTACCACCAGCTAACGACCCGTCGTGTAACCGGAGATCCTCTGTATCGGTATCAACAGATAGCTCACCAGCAGCACCAGTAAAGCTATTATTTTGAGACGTCGTGCCGCGACGTAATTGTAATTGAGTAGGCATTTAAATTTCTCCTTATGATAATGCACCCATGTCTACGGTGCCTAGTTTGTTCGCGCCTTGAGTTCTTAAGTCTAATTCAAGAAAACTGTTATTTATAGCAATACCAAAAGCATCAACGCTATCAGTTGCTGCTTCCGCGGTGCCGCAATCGGTATCAGAAGCTAATTCTGTGGCTGGATCTAAATCTGTAGCAATATCTATGAATGATAGTGTTCCTGCACCATCAGTTTGTATTACTTGTCCTTCTGTACCATCTGATGTTGGAAAAGCTAGCCCAGATGCTGTTAAGGCTCCTGTGTTAGCTGTACCCCTAACATCTAAACTAAATCCTGAAGTTGCTGTAGCATCTCCAATGATAACATTACCTGACCCTGAGGGCGCGGCAGACGTTCTAATTACTACATTAGCTGGAGTACCAAAAGAAACACCATCAGAGCTGGGAAGAGTATTGCCCGCAAGACCAAGACCTAAACTTACAATAGCGTTCCCAGTTACGACTGCATCATCAACTAAGGTAACTTTACCATCAGAGGCCACTGTTATTGCGTCAGCTTTAGATGCGACTCCAATTGTCCCGCCATCTTTAATTAATATATCGTCTTTGAAAGTAACTATGCCTGCAGACGATACAGTCATTGCATCTGCTGCTGAAGCTACGCCTATGGTACCTCCATCTTTAATCTTGATATCGTCTACAAATGTTACAATACCATCAGAGGCTACAGTAATCGCTGCAGGAGTTGTGGCACTACCAATTGTCCCGCCATCTTTAATCTTAATGTCGTCTTTAAATGTAACAATACCAGCGGCTGAAATCTGCATAGCATCTGTTGCACTTGCAGAACCAATATCGCCATCATCAGGAACGATAAGTCCGCCTGTCGCAGTAATAGAGGTGGTCGCTAAAATATTGCCTACTACGTGAACGTTCGCAGTTGGGTTTATTGACGCACCAAACGCAATTCTATTTTCAGTAGCGTGAACATTTGCTACATTAGTAACATCTGCACCAAGACCACCAACAAATTTTCCAACGCGTGAAACCATTATAGTTACCTTTCAAGTATTTTAATAAGTATAACTTGACCTCAATAAAGTGTCAATTTATAAAATACTTATTTTTTTAAGTTCGGGAAATAATTTCAATATCTTCTCCAGCAACAAATGTAGCATCTCTAAACTGTACATTATGACTGCTATTTGCAAGAATGTATTCTTTTTTATTTTGATATACACCCCCAACATAAACATCTACTTCATTAATACTTGCAACAGTCACACCAATATTATATGAGTTTGTAGTTGTTGTAATATAGTGCGCGTTAGCAAAACTTGAGGGTATTACGGCTACATTATCCTGTACAACGTCAATATTAGCGTTTAAACGTGTATACGTTACAAAGTCGTTAGCAGCGCTATCAGGTAAAGCAGAGACATTATCCTGAACAACGTCAATATTAGCATTTAAACGTGTGTAAGTTACAAAATCGTTAGATAACGCTAAAAAGTAAGTAGAGCTAACATTAGCTTTAGTATCTAAGTTAGTGTTAGCATACGTACCAAACGCATCAGACCTAGAAGTAATAGAAGCTACATTATCCTGAACAACGTCAATATTAGCATTGAGTCTAGTATACGTTACAAAGTCGTTAGCAGCGCTATCAGGTAAAGCAGCTACATTGTCTTG